ATAGCATCAATGAAATTCTTAACCGTGTCTAGTCTTATTATCTTTTTATCAGATAATATTTTAATTATTTCAAATGCCTGTTTGCCTTTATCTTTGGCTTTTTCTTTAATATATATCGGATATGATTCTCTAATAACTTGAGGATAATATTCTCTATACCAATAATTCCAACAAGTACCATTGTTATCTATTGAAGAATCAGTATAATCACCAATATAACCAGTTGTATAATTACTTGCGGAAATTGCTGAAGATCCTGTAATGGTTAATGTGTTATTATCTATACTATTATTAAGCATTGACATTACTTCTTTTTTTTTCATATTTTTACTTATCAATTCCCGAATAAGGGAGTTAGACTACCTTATCTAGTTAGTTAATAAGTTGATTATTATTTAATGAACTCTTGATGCCACTGTTGAGCTACTTTATCCCATGAGAATTTCTTTTTAGCCCAAGGAATCATTTTTTCTCTAATCTCTTCTTGTTTCCATTGATTCTTTAATAAATATACAACTGCTTCTACCCATTGTTTTTGTGCTCTCTTATTGGCATATAAATTAGTATAATCTAATTTAACTCCATGTTGAGTAGTTTCATTTAGAGCAGCAACTGTTGTTGTTACAGGAATACATCCTGCTGCTTGAGCTTTCATAGCTGTAATACAACTAATCTCTGTAAATTCTGTAGGATATGCCCAGATAGAAGATCTTAAGTATGCTTTAGCAATTTTTTCATGAGTAACTCTTCCATGATCTTTAACTCCTGGTTGTTTTTGAAGATCAAGAACATATTTTTTCCATTCTTGTTGAACAGGATCATCTTTATATACTGTGTCCCATGTTTGCCAGCCATAATATATATCAAGAGTAGCTTCTGGAACTTGTTTTTTAACTTGTGGAAATAGTTTTAATAAAGTATCTAATCCTCTGTCTTGAGCTGATGTATAAATTAATTTAAAAGGATCTCTTTTAATTTTAGTAAACATTTGCTCTGGTCCATAAACTCCACATCTTTCACAACTATAAATTAATATTGGACTATTTTTATCTATTGTTGTTTGCTGTTCTAGTTTTTTGTTTCCACAATTAGGACATTTAATATTATCAAATTGATCTACTACTATTCCATTGGCAGAAACCATAAATTTTTCATTAGGAACAGCTGGATATAATTTTCTATGCCATTGAGATAAGGCAAAAATCTTATCTATTTTATTTAATCTTTTATTAGTAAACTCTGTTTGGTTGATAGTATCGTGTAACCAAACATAATTTTTAGTAGAATTTACTGGAAAATTATATAATATAGGAGTTCTCCATGCTATAGTAATATCATTTTTATCTCTATAATTAAATTCCCAATGAGGCTTCCACATAACTTTTCCATATTTTTTAGCTTCATGTCCACAATTGTTATATACTGTTACATTCCAACCAAGATCTGCTAATCTAGGAGCTACATTAAGAACAGCTTCTTCAGATCCTCCAAATCCACTAGTTTTTGCTAATTCAGGATTCCAGGGTTCTGTCGTTTCAAAACAATAAATATTTAAATCTTTTCCAGATGATTCTGTTTTAACAAAATGAATATTTTTTAATAGTACTAATTTTGGATGAGCTTTTAATTTATCAGGAACACTATCTAGTAACTTCTTAATCTTATCTTTAGTTTTTGCTTTTTTAATCTTATCACATATTTTATCAACATCGTCTAATTCATCTCGTATTCTTTTAACTTCATTAGCATAAGATATAAGCTCTTCATGTTTAGGAAACATTTGTATTAAACCTTTTTGTTTTTTAGTTCCATTTAAAATCTCATAAGCTTTATGCGGCTCATTCAATTGATAATATATCTTTGCTAATAACATTAATGGGTTAAAATCGTAATCTCTTGGGTTCCATACTATTGTAGTATCTTCAGGAGGGGTCTTCGTTAATCCTGTTAATACCATTTCTTTAGCATGTTTAAATTTTTGTGTATTAAAGAAACTTTGACCTAAATTATAATACGCATCAGGATACCAAGGTCTTATTCTTAAAGCTTCTAAGGCAGCTTCAATAGCTTTTTCGTAGTCGTTTGTCTTTTGATATATATTAGCGACTCTAAGCCAAGCTAACTGTGTTTCTTCATCTGAAGCAGATCTTTGAATAAATTCAAAAAAGGATTCAATAGCTTCTTTAAAAAGTCCCATCATAAAACAAGCATTTGAATGATTTAACCAGTTTCTAGGTTCTATATTGTCTTCATCTAGTGCTTTTTTAGTTATTCTATAATTTCTTTCTATAGCTATGCCTACTCTATCGTGATTTGTTAAATGACAAATTTGTATATCTTTGTTAATAGGACTAAAGGTTTTACGTTTTTCTATTAAATCTTCATGTAGCTTTCCAATCCATTCAAAAGCATCATTGTTTCTAATAATTCTAATCTTATTATGTCTTACATTACATTCACCATATTTATCAAAATCATATAAATAAGGAAGTATAATACCATCTGCGTTATCATCTAACTTTTTAATTATACTTTCAATATGCTTAGATCCTTTAACAATATCATCTGCATCTAACCACATTATAAAATCAAAATCTTCAGGTACTTGAGAAAAGTTATAATTTCTAGCAGCAGCAAAATCATCTATCCATTTAAAATATGAAACCGTTGCTTTTGCTTGTTCAGCTACTAATCTAACTTTTTCTCCTGCTTTATCTCCCTTTTTACAAGTAATTGTAATGAATACTTCGTCAAATTTTTTATATAATGCTTCTGTTGTTAATAACCTATTTAAAACAAGAGATTCAGCATCAGAAGCTTTTACTATAACACATAACGCTATTTTCATATTGAACTCCTTTTTTAATTATTTTTATACTTCTCTCTTTTTATTATTCTCATAATAGGATCTAATTTATTTTCTTCTATTATAGTTTCTGGTCTAGAATGTTTTTCTATTTCTTTTGCTATTATATATCGATCTATTATGTTCTCCATTCTTTCAATTCTTTCTTTTAAATTTTGAGGATCAGGATATATTTTTTTTATAAAAAACTTTTTTATTTTTTTCATATTGAACTCCTTATTTAGTCTTAATTAATAATGTCCCAAAACTAGTTTCATGCTTTTCATGTGCTTCTATAACTTTTCTAGATACTTTTGAAATATACTTATCAAAATCATTACGTTGCTTTTTAGTCATTAATAATATTTCAGGTATATCTTCCTCGTTTTCTGAATTAGCAAACATATTATTCATTAGTTTTGTCAATAGTTTAGGAGTAATTTTCTTATATTTTGTTACATCTAATGATTTTTTCATATTGAACTCCTTTTTTAATTAATTTATCTATTACGACCCATTAATCTTCTTCCTTGATTTTTTCTAATAGGACCACTTCCTTGTCCTGTTCCAAGACCTCTTCCTTGTCCTTGGCTTCTAATTTTTTGTCCACTTAATCCTGCTTTATATCCTGCAGAAGTTCCTGCTTTTGGTGTTGTTTTTTTAGTCATATTTTTTCTTTCTTTTAATTTATATTTTTTCTGCAACGCAGAACTCTTTATATTTTTTAGCAAACCAAATTGATTCTTTTTCATTTTCTGGGAATGCAGGCTTAAGAAATCTATTTAAATAAAAATATAATTCTGAAGGAAGTTTAAATAATAATCTAAACTCCTTATCTGGCGTTGCTGCATAATCATTTATCTGTATTTTTCTTAATTTACGTATATATTTTAAATGTTCGATATATTCCGCATTATGCCATGCTCGATATGCTGTTATACTGTCTTCAATAAATTTCTTTCTTCCTTTAAGTGATATCTGTTTTTCTATTTCTTTTGCTTCTAACATCTTTCTTTCATATTTAGCTATGAGACTTTCAGCTACCATTTTTTTTGCATTCATCAAGTCCTTTCGTGCTCCTGGACTTTTTAATAATTTCTTTTCGAAATCTACAATATTTTGTTTTATTAACTTTGTCATATTTATATCTTATCAACATTCCTATCCTACTTGAATCCCTCGGAATGTTGTGGGTTCAAATAGGATGGTAAGTTATAAATAACTTATAAAACTATACTGGTCTAACCAATATTAAATCCGTCTTGGAAGACATGACCTAATTGATTCTTAACTTCTAGAGTTAATTTACCAACTACGGCTCGTTTGTCATAGTCACCACTTCTTGCTAAGCCAGTGTCAATGAAAGGATTTTGAAGATAGGCAATTTTTAATTTGCCTGGATTTAGCATCAAGGCTCTACCTGTTGTATCTCCGGATTGGTTTAGGTATCTGTGATTGTGTACAATCAAGTTACCGAACGAAGTAGAATAAGCTGATGTAGCATTTCTAACTTTTTCAACATCTGTTGCGTAAACAGTTGTTTGGTTTTTAGTTGTGAAGGTGTCCATGACATCTCTCAAATAAGAACCTAAGAATAAGTCAGTTGCTACGTCGCCTGAACTATCATCGTAGCTATCTTTCATCATTGCTGATAAAATTGTAGCTGAGAAAACTGTTCCAGAAGTTTGAGCTGAGTAAGTTTGTGACAAACTAATAGCTTCTAGAATACCACTCATTTTAGGAGTAGTACCAGAAGCACCAGAAGTAATAGTACTTCTTACTAAGTCAAATTCTGCAGCATTTCCCCAATCTATTAAACCTTTTGTAGTTTGTCTTGCTAATTCATTTTCACCTGTGTGCTTTTGAATTTGTTGCTGAGACTTTGTAACTGCAAAAGGGATAGCGATTATTTGCACTACGTTAGTAATTCTACTAGGAGTAGTTCTTACACCCATTGTATAATCTCCACTTTCACCAACAGCAGCAGAAGCGGCTGTTCGCAAGGTGTCGGTTAAAGTAACCTTAACCATGTCTGTAGCTCCACTTTTTCCTAAGTTATTTAGGAAATAGTTTTCTTTTGCTGTTAAGATTTCAACCAATGGAAGAACATCCTCTTTACGAGAAACATCTCCGTATGTATTTACTTGTTCGTTAGTTTCAAGGATAAACCATTTTAGTAATATATTCATTTTTCAATGCTCTCAACCCTTAAATTAAAGGTCCGTTTGGTCTTCTAAACTTATTCCTAGTTTTTCTTCAACCAATTTTTGTTTGATTTCGTCGGCATCTCTTGTTTTTCCACCAAATTCGGCTATCTTTAATTGCCTAACTAAATCATTAATTTTATCACCTTTATTAAGAGTTAATCGCGCTTTACTTTGAACTCCTAAGTCTTTTTCTTTTTCTTTAACGTCTTTTAGTGATTCACTATCATTGATAAGAGATTCAAGATCAGATCCTTCGAAGACTTCGCTTAATTCTTTTTCTTCCTTTTTAGCAACCGCCTTGATTATATCAAGATACGATTTTGCTTGAGGATTAGCATTTAAGAATTTAGCATCCGCAAGTTCTTCTTTGATCTTACTAACTTCATCATCAATAGATGAAGTTTGTTTCTTGATTTCTTCTGTTATATCAATTTTTTTAGTTCCTTTTTTCTCGTCTTTATCTGAAGAAAGTAATTTTTCAACCTCTTTAGCGTCTTTGATCATTAGATCATGAGCTTTAGCTTTTTCGCGTAATCCCTCAATTTCTTCAACGGGAACGCCCGTAAAAGAAGCTAAGTTCTTATAATGCTTTACGAAGTCCTCTTTGCTCTTAAAGGCTCTACCCGATAAGTCATTAAGGTCTTCGATGCTAAATTTAGAGGCTAAATCATCAACTTCTTTTTCTCCTTCTTCTTTTTCTTCTTCTATTGATTTTTCTTCTTTTGCTGGTTCTTCTTCTTCTTTTAACTTATCAATAGCTTGTTGAATTTCTTCTTCAACTTCTTGTTCTTCTTTTGTTACAGGAACTTTAGTATTCACTTTAGTCGTAACATCTTTCCCTTCTTCAGAACTAACGTCCTGTTCTGAAGGGTTGGTTAAAGGTTTGTTTTCTTTTTCCATATTTTTTTATGTTAAAACACTTAGTTAATCATCTTCACATTCGACTTTTAATTTTTATATGAAGGTTTGATATTTACATTATTTAAATCTTCTCACAATATCATTCGTTTTCTCAATATTCTCGTCTATAAAATCATTGTAATTGATAATACCTAATATATCATCTAACCATTGTTCAATGATTTCTATCGCTTTCTTTCTAGCTAACTGTTCTACTGCAATATTTCTATAATTAATTTTAGTATTGTCTATATCTCTAACCGTGTCTAGCTCTTTAATACGTAAAGCCAAAAGAATAAGCAGTTCTTTAAAATCTTCTGATTTTGCTAGTCTTTTGATTCTTTCTGATTCTTCTATTTTTTTTTGTTCTTCTGGTTCCATAATTATTTTTCTTTATTAATTAATTTAACTTTTTTTAATTACAATGATGGAACTAATGCTCCTCCTGTTCTTTCGGCAGTATTAGCTTGTGCAACTTGTTCTGTTTCTGAAATTGGTCCTTTTGGAAGAACTCCAGAAGCACCTTGTTTCGACATAGCTTCAGCAGCGGCTTTTTGTTCTAATTCAGCTTTTTGTTCAGGACTTCTTAAAAATCTTTCAGAACTTAATCCCATTAAATCAATAATTTCAGTTACAATCTTTTCACTATCAACATCTACACCTGCAATATTGCTATAACCAACCAATAAATCATTAAGTTGTTTTGCTAATACGACTTTATTAAATGATTCGGCTGTAACAAATACTTCTATATAATCTAATAAATTCTCAGGTTTAAATAATTTTTTTCTAACTTCCAACCATCTATCTCTACCTTGTTTTCTATATACATCAAATTGTTTTTGTTTAAGTTGTTCTATCTCTTGAGTAGTTGGATAATATCCTTTTGCTTTTTTAAATTTAATAACTTCATCGGCTACCATGCTATCTGTAACAGCATTATCAATAACCTTTAATTCTTTAGGATCTCCTGTAATTCTTAAGAGTTCTTTATCTTTTAAAGAATCAAATATAGTTGGTAGAATTAAGTTTTCCATAAATTGACTTATAGAAAATCCCAATTCTTCTTGTTGAAGAGAAAAACCACTCTTCATTCCTTTTTCTTGTAATACCGCTGTAGTAGCTGGCATTGATGCTGGTAAGCTTTCTCCTCTACCTATTTCCCAAGCTCCTGTCATTCTTTGAGCCCAAAGATAAGCCATATCTTCATCTTTATATGAAGAAGGTTTCATATCTGATGTTCTTAATTCTGCAATATCTTGATTAATACGAGAAACTTGAATACCATGAGTCCCGTGTAATTGATTTAATGATTGAGGAGTAATACCAGATCCTTTTCTAATTTGAAATAAACCTAATTGTTTTATTCTATTTGTATTTAATCTCATATTAAATATTTCATTAATATATGATTGTAAATCAAATAAATCTTCACCTATTCCTAATCCTAACCATCTTCCATCATACATTTTAGTTCTAAATTCTTGATATGGTCTTTTTCCTGATTTATTTTCAGCAATTAATTGAACAATTGGTCCTCCACTTATATTTGAAATAATAATTACACCTTCTATAAGTTCTTTATCTTTTTCTTTATTTGTAGTTAAAAAATATTTAGGCATTAATCCCCATCTTTCAGTAACCCCTACATAAGGAATAGAAGTTGAAAGAGATATGTTTGGAATTCTTTCAATAGAGGTTGTTCCAATCAAATCATCTAAACGACTCCAATCAGTATAAGATCTAGCTTCATCTATTGTTAAATAGTTATCTTCAATGTTACCTGAAGATTCACATAAATAATTAGCAGTTGGATCAGTATAAAAATTTAAATTTTCAAGTAATTTAATTCCTACCTTACCTTCAAATTTGGTTTTCTTAAGAACAGCAACTCCTTCAACTCCAGCTTTTCTTATTGTTCTATTTAAAATCTGACCAAATCTCATTTTATCTAAATATGATCCTAAAATATAGCGAGTTAATATTGCTAAATTATATCCTGCAGGATTCTTAGCTCTTACTTGAATATCTTTTGTATCAATATCAATATTCTTAACTGTAGTTTCAACCATATCTCGAGTTAAGGGAACAAATAACTTTTTACGATTAGTTACTGGATCAAATTCTTTATCAAAAATACTGAAATAGTTTTTTCTAGCTCTTTTTATTATATTACGACCTTGAAAACGAATTTTTTCAGTAAGATTCGTTTCCATCGGTTCCCATTCTGATCTCTCACCTCTAACAAGAGCTATAGCTTCTTCTTCTATTGTTGCTTTATTTATATTCATTTTATTCTTGCCCCTCTTATCTATTATTCATAAAACTTTTGAATTCTTGCAATATCTCTTAATACATTAGGATATTTTCTAATATCATAATCTCCTTTTTCAAATTCTCCTATTCCTGGAGTATATGATGCCATTACGTTTTCAAAAGTAACTGGAACTTTCTTTTTTGTTAATATATCTGGAATAACTTCATAAATATATTGAGTTCCATACATTCTATTAATTTCTGGATCTTTCCAATATTTATCATAACTATATATTTCTTGATCATTTTTTTTACGATAAGCACTAATATCTTTCCAAGTAGGTTCTTCTAATTGCATTAATCCTCTAGAGGTTCTTTTTCCTTTAGGTGTGTATTCTGCTGTTGCTACTCCTGAACTTTCTTTTTGAATCATTGCATCGATTAATCTTTCTTTTTCTTCTGGTCCCATTGGTAATCTAGATCCTATTTTAGGAGCCCATTGTGGAGGAAGATTTGGTTGAACTAATGCTTGTCCTTGCATTGCTGTCATAGGAGGAGCAATAGGTTCAGCTATGGGTTTTTGAACAGCTCCTAGAGTAGAGTTAAGAGGAGTAGGAGCAGGTTGAGTAGGAGTAGGTTGAGTTTTCTTCATTGCAGATACTACTGGAGCTATTTGATTTTGATTTTGTTTAATAAGGCTTTGGCTCGCACCACCAGGAGCCTCAAATGTTCTTGATGTTTTACTTATTAACCAATTCATTAATTTTTGTCTGAAATTTTCATCTTCCATATTTTTTACCAATCTGTACCTTCGCGATCGAAGATTAAAGGTTTAATTGTTCCGGGTCTTTCATTTGGTAGATCCCATATTGCTAATGCAAGGGAGGCTACACAATCATCATAAAAGCCCGCTGGAGCACTATAAGTTACATTCCCTTTATCTGTTTTTGTATATGCGAATGTTTCTAATTCGCTAATCAAAACAGGAATATTAGGAAAGGTTAACTTCTTTTGTTGTATAAAAATAACTAATTTGTCAATTAAATGTCTTTTTGATTTATTTGTGAACTTATAATCCTCTACCGATAGATTCATATCGACTAAATCTTCGAAAATAGGATCTCCAACTCCTGTTGAGTCAACAAATACTAAAGCGTCATTGTAATCTTGAGCGATTGCTCTAATTCGTTTCTTCTGTAATCCCCAAGGAATCGTTTTAAAGCGGTCCATTTTAACTAAATGATGATCTTCTCTATCTATTACACAAACAACGGTATAATCTTTAAGACGACCTAAGTCTACACCTATTACATATAAATGATTTATTTTAGGTTCTTCTTCTTTTCCACCAACACAACTTGAAATGTTACGGAAAAGAGTCGTTGTTCCATCTTCGAAACTAGCTTCATATTCTGTTAAGAAGATTCCACGCGGTAAAGATTCTCTAGCTTCTGCAATATCTTCTTCTAAATTAGGAATAGTTGGATTATCTATTGTTTTAAATTGAAATGAAATATAGTTTTTATCTTTTTCATCTCCTGTTTGTCCTCTATTCCATAATCTATGAAACCAATTCTTTCCAAGAGGTGTTGAAATGAATATAGCTCTTCCATTACGGTCTGTTAAACATGGTCGTAAAAATGATTGCCATATTCTCTCTTGAATTCGAGCTGCTTCATCCATTATTAAAAGATCTAAGCTGTCTCCTATTAAACTATCAGGGTTTTCTGCGGATTTACACATTACAAATGATTTTGTAGCTAAACAATGAATCACTTTTTCTGAATAATTAATTTTAAAATCTTCGGGATCAAAGAAGTTCACTACCCAAAATACTAAATAATCGAATACTTTCTTAGATAATTCATAGTTTGGTGCAACGATCCATACCTTCTTTTCTGCTCCCCATAGCTCTCTTAACGCGAGATAGGCACATAGGATTGTCTTTCCAAATCGTCTACCCGCACAAATTATCGTAAATCTTCTTTGTTTTTTAAGAACTTGTTCTTGTCCTGGATGTGGTTTAAATTTAATAAAATCCTTTAATTTTTCTACATTTAGGCTATATCTCATATAAAAAGGCTATTAATGCTAATATTGTTATAAATACTAAAGGCATGTTGTTATTTTATTATATATTCTAATTTTCTGACTAATTCCTCCTCAGCTCTATAGCAATCAGCAGAGGTAAACTCTTTGGATGTCCCATATTCTACTAATCTAGCTAATAATACATGAATAACTTCATGCTTCGCTAATCCTTTGATATAATCGGTTCTACTTACTCCTATATCAAAATCCTCAATATCTAAGTCCTGTGTTAATCCAATAATCCCTGTAAAAGAGGTGATATCTCGCGATAAATTCGCGTAATTCCCGTGTCCTGCTCTATGTTCGTAGACTATATCCCAATGACTAAGTTCGAACCTAATTAACCATAGTTTGCACTCTTTTTTAAATAATTCAAAGTCTTGCTTCGTTGTTTTCATATAAATAGGTCCCACGCTGGTTTTTTTGTTAAAAAATTTTTTTAGGTTGTTTTTAAATGTGTCCCATTAATAGGTCCCAAACTGGATTTTTGTAAAAATCTATAAGGGGATGATAATTATATATAGCGGGGCGTGAGGGGAGGGGTGGGGGCCTCATAGGTA